CCCACATTTTCCGGTCGAGCTGTCAAGGGTTTATTTGGGTTATTTTGACTAGATTTAGGTGCAAATTGGTTAATCATTTGGTTAATCAATGCACGCTGATCGCTTGTTAAGTTTGATACATTGATATAGTTTTGTAATTGTGGGGCATCAGTTATGCGCTTACTACCTTTGCCAGTTAATAGCCATTCAACACGCACGTCAAACATCTCAGCTATTTTCAAAGCCGTGTCCATAGATGGTATTTTTTCGCCTCGCATCCATGCGCTAATAATAGATTTAGAGAACCCCGTCCACGCAGATAATTCTATCTGTGTTTTTATCCCTTTATCGCTCTGTAATTCCTTTAATCGCTTTGCATAATTTAGATATTCCATTAGAGGATTATATTCTTTATTAAATCCACAATTAATGGTTGTAAAATATCCCTTATTGGTGGATAATTGAATCATGAACATATTCCAGAAGATTTCAGCCAATCATGGCAGTCAAGAAAAAGCGTGTAAAGCGCTTGGTGTCTCTACATCTACGTTTTCAGCTTGGGTTTTAGAGCAGAAAAAGCCGTCAGTTGAAAACACTAAAAAAATTGCACTTCTTTTCGGCATACCTCGCGAAGAAATCCGCCCCGACATTTTTGGTAAATAAACATGGAACATCCAGAAAAAAGAATGGAAACGATAGGCTTCAAGACTACTGACAAGGTTAAGAGGGCCTTGGCGGGTCTTTGTCAGCTCGATGATGTTAGCCAGTCTGAGTATCTTCATGATTTAGTGCTTTCACATGTTGAGAAAAAAGAAGCTGAGTTAATTCTACTGTGTGAAGCCCTCGGAAAACAGATAAGTTAGGTTTACTAAGTAAACATTAAATTTTGCGCTGTTAATTTGCATTATTGAAGAAATGCACTATGTAACAACTACTTAGTAGTGGATCGACATTAAATATGAGTCAAAAAAGAAACATAGCAGGGGATAAGAGGGCAGCAAGTTTGAAATTGCAACCTAGGCCTGCACAGAAGAACACGTTTGGTAGAGGCTTTGAGTTTACTCCAGCACTTACCGACATAGATCACTGTGAAAGAAATCGTATTCAGCAGTGTATTGCAATTAGAAATAGTAAGAATTAAGACACGTCAACTCAGACTTGGCTGTTTAAAAAGCATCAGCAAATTTCAGGTGAAACGCGTTCGGGTTGATGTGATAGAGGGGAAGAAAGCGCAAGCCCCTATCGGTGGGAATCATCCCAAATGATTTGTTGCAAATCGTACCGAAAAACAGAACCTCGGCCTAATAGCTAAGGGTGATCTGGTTTAGGTAGGTAGCAAGTCAAGTGGACGACCAGAGCCGAAGTGAGGCATCTGCCATAGGTGTTAAGTCTGGTCAGCGGCAACAAAATATGTCTAGAGGATTGCCGTCCTGAGTGCTGTGACACTCTAAGTAGATTCGATCTACCCGATCATTTGGGTAGGGGAATCTTTACCCCGACTACTGACAAACATGAGGGTTTTGCTTCTCTGCCCTAACCATAAGGAATGTATTAAATGAGTCCTAAGAAAGGTACAGCAGCTTACCGCGCACACGAGGCGGGTAGATACTTCTTCTCTCAGGGGAAAGAAATTACAGAATGTCCGTACACAACCCGTCAGCAAATTTCGCTGAAACACTGGTTTGAAACGGGCTACAACGAACTTAAACAGCTACTAACACATGGTTAGGGCTTTTCATCAATTCTAGCGATACCTACGACTAATGAATATTGAAATCTGCACTGAATTTAAAGCACTGATACCACCACTTTCAATCGAGGAGTACAGCCAGCTTGAAAAAAACATTATTGCTGACGGGTGCAGAGAACCGCTGGTGGTTTTCAATAATACGCTGGTAGACGGGCATAACCGCTATGAGATATGCACCAAGCATGATTTGCCATTCAGTATTTTAGAGAAAGATTTTACTGACAGTGGCGCGGCTAAGTTATGGATGATTGACAACCAAAACGGGCGCAGAAACTTAACAGACGGCTGGAAGTATCAACTAACGCAGTCAAAGAAAGAGATATTACAAGAGGCTGGGAAGGAAAATTTAAAAACTAATGTTGGTGGCGAGCATGTGGGTTTGTCAATAGTTGACAAAGGCACACACAATACACGCGACACCATAGCCTCCGAACTAGGCTGGAGTACCGGCAAAGTAGCTATGGCTGACAAGGTTTGGAAGGATGCCACGCCAGAAATTAAAGAACAGGTTTTAACGGGTGAGGTAAGTATTAATGAGGCTTACAAGGCTGTAAAGGCTGGAGACACCCATGTTGGAAAGAACTCTGGTGAAAATGAGTGGTACACACCGGAAAGATTTATTGAGGCAGCAAGGCTAACAATGGGGCAAATAGACCTTGACCCAGCATCCTCTGAAAGGGCAAATAAAACGGTTAAAGCAGGTGTTATTTATACCATTGATGATGATGGTTTGGCACAAGATTGGTTTGGTAATGTATGGATGAACCCACCGTATGCACAACCATTAATGACTCAATTTGCAGAAAAATTAATCTCTGAATTGCCTGAGTTATGTACAGCAATCGTGTTGGTTAATAACGCTACTGAGACAAAGTGGTTTCAACTCATGGCTAAACAGGCTACTGCTATTTGTTTTCCAGAGGCAAGAATTAAATTTATAGATAAAGAAGGCAAAGAAAGTGGCTCACCACTACAGGGGCAAACATTTTTATATTTTGGAAGTTCAGTCGATAGGTTCAAAAAGAACTTTTCACAATTTGGCTTTGTAATGTCTCACGCTGAATGAGTAATTTCAAACTAACTCTTTCTCAAGGAAAAACTGGAGAGACAGAGATAGCAAATTGGCTAATGAATAGAGGAAGCCATATTTTGCCAATTTATGAAATTGCAGAAAATCAATTTAAAGGGCCGTCACTTTACGCATCTGATGGCAGTGATGTAATTGCTCCAGACATGCTCGTTTTCAGTAATGGGGTAATTAGGTTTATCGAGGCAAAGCATAAAAACGCGTTTTCTTGGTATAGAACAAAAGGAATATGGACAACTGGTATAGATAAAAAACACTTTTATGAATATATAAAAATACGGGAATTATTAGATATTCCCGTATGGATTTTATTTTTACATAGGGGAGGTACTGCAAAAGATTCTCCACCAAGCCCAGCAGGATTATATGGGAATGATATTGATATTTTAAGAAATTGCATTGACCACGAATCAGATAAGCATGGTCTCTATGGAATGGTTTACTGGAATAAAGATTCACTGAAGTATTTAGCGGATTATCCGTTAAGCCTAGAACAAGCAGCATAAAAAAGCCGGTCAATCCCGCAAAGAAAGTAACCGGCTAATCATCCAACTAAGGAGTAAGTATACATGATTTTAAGAGACTACCAAAACCAGATTATCAAAGATAGCCGTCAATCCTATGGCAAGGGCAATAGACGGATTATTCTGCAAATGCACGTAGGCGCAGGAAAAACCGTAGTAGCGGCAGAAATAGCCCGTTCAGCGGTTAGCCATTACAAGAAAGTATTGTTTTTAGTGCCACGCAGACAGTTGGCCTATCAAGCCGTACAGACCTTTACGAATTATGGCATTAACACGGGCTTAATTATGGCTGGTGAAAGGCCTTTCGGTATGCCATTACTGCAAGTGGGTAGCTTTGACACCATTACCAGCCGCGTAAGTTCGGGTGCAATGCAGTTACCGGCTGCGGATGTAGTTATGGTTGACGAAGCTCATGCGTGTTTTAGTCAGGCACGACTTGAATTATTAAAAAAGTATCCGTTAGTGATCGGCATAACCGCAACACCGGCACTGGCAAACGGTAAAGGCATGGGCGCTTTTTATACCGATATAGTCGAGGGTTTATCTATGGCGGAAATGGTGGATCAAGGCTATTTAGTGCCTATGCGTTATTACGGGGCTGACGCGCCCGACTTGGCTTTGGTGAAACTCAACGCAGATGGTGACTATCAGGAGAAAGGCTTGGCAGAAGCTACCGACAAGCCTGAATTGATTGGTTCCATTTATACGAATTACAAACGCATTGCCGGTGATAGAACTACGTTAATTTTTGCGGTCAACTGCAAACACGCGCAACACATTCATGATGAATTTATGCGTCATGGGGTATCGTCTGAATATATTGACGGCTCAACACCCACAGAAGAACGGGAGGCAATAAAGGCGCGTGTTATGTCTGGTAAAAGTAAGGTCATAGTCAATATAGGGGTTATGGCGTTCGGTACTGACTGGCCCATTATTTCTTGCGTCATTATTGCCAGAGTCACGCGCAACATTTCAAGCTGGATACAAATGATTGGGCGTGGCTCGCGCTTATATCCAGATAAGAAAGACTGCTTAGTGATTTATCACGGTGACAACTTTGACGACTTAGGGCGCATAGACGATCCGATTGAGTGGACGCTAGACGATAAGTCAACGATACGCGAACGCAAAGAGGCGGCTAAAAAAGCGGCTAAGGAACCGAAAGACATTAAGTGCAAATGTGGTTATGTGTTTAGGGCTAGTCGGGTATGTCCTTCATGTGGGTTGGCAATGATTCAAAAAGGCGAGGCTATCCCGTTTCACCAGGCTGAACTTAAAGAGTTAAAGAAACCAGCTCCAGCTATAAAGGCTGATTGGTACGCACAATTTCTCTATATCAGCAGAAGCAAAGGTTACAAAGACGGTTGGGCGGCTAATAAGTTCATGGAGAAATTCAGCGAATGGCCTCACAAGAAAAATGGCGTTATGCCCATACCACCCACACCCGAAGTGTTGGGTTTTATGCAGCATTTGAATATTAAAAACTCACGGGCGGCAGCATGAGAGTTGATATTAAACAGGAATGTATAGGCCGTTGGGCGCCCATTCTGACAAATTTGGGCATAAACGCGCAGTTATTCAATGGCAAGCATCAACCTTGTATCTTTTGTGGTGGTAAGGATAGGGCAAGGTGGGATAGGGCGAAAGAATTTTATTACTGTTCACAATGCGGACAGAAACAGCCAATCGACATGGCAATCGAACACACCGGATTGTCATTTAAAGAAACCACTAACTTAATCAGGCCAAACGTAATGACTACACCGCTCCAGATCGTTAAGCCTGCCGATACAGAAAAAGCCGAGGCCAGAATACGCAAGATTCATGCAGGGTTAAAACAGATTACCCCTGATTCAGCGGTATTTTTATACCTAGCTAAACGCGGCATCACAGTCTTACCCGATCATGATTGCTATGAACACCCCAGCCTAGATTATTGGGAGGAGGGCGTTAAAACGGGCAGTTATCCGGCAATGGTATCGGTGTTTAGAACACCAACAGGCGAAGTGTCAACCTATCACATTACTTATGTGACCAAGCAGGGGGAGAAAGCACCCGTACAAATACCTAGAAAGATATTACCCGTTATGCGTCCAATGGTAGGGAGTGCTATTAGATTGTTTGAGGCCGAAGAAGTATTAGCCATTACGGAGGGAATAGAAACCGCGTTATCCGTCAGACAAGATCAGGGTATCCATTGTTGGGCGGCTGGATCTGCACAAGCGATGGTCAACATTGTTATTCCTGAGACTGTCAAAGTCGTGTGGATTTATGCCGATTCAGACGAGAGTTTTACCGGACAGAAAGCCGCTTTTGACCTGGCTAATCGCTTAAAGATAAGAGAGGGTAAAACCGTTCGAGTCGTTACTTTAGTTGATAAAGAAGTCATCCAGGATTACGGGCATAAATGCGATTACAACGACTATGTGATTATGAAAGCGGCTAATTGACTGAAAATGCAAGCATTAACGGACAGCCTAGAAAGTAAGTTTGGCATACAAGCTAAAGCCATGAGACACAAAGGAAAATTATTAATGAATGAAGGTGAGTTTCAGGGCGTTAGAGATATGACAGTGCCGAAGTCGAGGGTTAGCTGGTGACAGCTCGCTTTGTTATCGACAGTGACCGTAAACACTTCCACGCAATAAAGACGATTAACGACTTGCCAACAGATGGAAGCATGGAAGTCGTTATACAAAAACACGTCAAGAAACGCACCAGTGGGCAGAACCGTTATCAGTGGAAGGCTATCTTGGGTGACATATCAAGACAGGTAAGGATAGAAGGAAAAGGATTTACTCCGGCAATCTGGCACGAACATTTAAAAGGATTGTTTTTACCGGACGTACCCAGTGAAGAACTGACTCTACCAAGTTATGTGAAATGGGAAGAAATGCCAGACGGAACACTCAAGATGGTCGGTAGCACAACCAAGCTAACCACTAAGGGTATGAGTGTTTATTTTGAAAAACTCTATGCCTATGCGGTGACTGAGTTGGACGTGAGATTTACGAGTAACTTATGAGTAAATTACGAGAAAGCGCACGTGGACAAGAGTGCTTAGTCAGATTGCCGGGTGTTTGTAATCGCAATCCGGAAACCGTGGTATTGGCTCATTTAGGCGGTGGAGGCATGGCACTGAAGAAACATGACTTGCAGGGCGCATTTTGTTGTAGCAGTTGCCATGACGAAGTAGATAGGCGCACTTGGGTATTCGAAAAAGATTATACAGAACTGGCACACCGTCAGGGTGTTGAGAGAACGCAGAACTATTGGATAGAGAATGGCATGGTAACAACACGATGATTATTGAATTTGATAAACCTGACACCAAACTATCACCCAACAATAAGAATGGACGCTCTTATTATGCCTATAGATTAGCGAAAGAAAAAGCGCATGCACTAGCAAAGATTATTACTCTGCAAGCCATAGGTAATACGCCCTATTTTCCATCTGACTGCCTACGCATACGTTTTATTCACCCAACGAGGCGCAATCACGATATTGATAACAGCCTGGCAAGTGCTAAAGCACATATAGATGGCTTTTCAGAGGCACTTAAGATTGATGATGGTTACTTCACCACCATGATTATTACCAAAGAGTACCAGAAAGGAATTAGCAAAATGATTTTCGAGGTTAGATATGTTTGAGTGGATTATTTTACCCTTCTATTTAACGATGATTTTTATGATGTATGCAATCTATAAGGCTTGGGGAAATGATGATGGATGACGCTAAAGATTATCGAGTAACAATACGAGTTAGAAATAATAACTTATTGCGCTTAATCGAGGAGGGAGGAGTTGGCCCTATAGAAACAGCAGGATTAATTGGTATAACTTATTCGTCTCTAAATGATTACTTGAATATGACTGTCTCGCCATTGCTCCAAAAGACTGGAGAACTTAAGCAAAACGCACAATTAATTTGTGATTACTTTTGTGTAATGCCTTATGAGGTTTGGTCTGACAATCAGTTAGTAGCTTTAGAGTCGAATAAAAGAGATGTTGAGTTTTCTTATCAAGAACTTGCTCGACTGGAAAGATCAAGCGACCCATTGAAAGAGATAGGTAATAGTGAATTTATTGATGCTTTGGATGGCGCGCTTGGAAAACTAACTAAACGTGAACAAGTAGTGATAAATCACAGCTTCGGAATTGATGGTGAAAAAATGACTTTAGATGCGATCGGTGCAAAATTTGATATTTCGCGGGAAAGAGTTAGGCAGATTAGAGAAAAGGCGTTGAGAAAACTACGTCATCCAGATAGCGGAATGAAAGATATTTATGGGATGTTATTAAATGGATGACATGGATGATCTAAACAACAACTTTCTTTTCAATGAGTGCCGAAAGACATTCAAGCGAAATCCAACAGGGGAAGAAGAGGAGGCATTTAAAGACATGTTTTGGAAGATAGTCGTAGAAGAAGGTTTGTCGCCAATTCCTGCTCGATACAGAGCATTTGCAAAGGTAATCAAATGAAACAGCACTATAAATATATGCCGATTGAACCATTCACATTGATGGAAAGGTTGCTAAGTCCAGAAGAGTTCATAGGCTTCATTAAGGGCAACGCTATTAAGTATTCGCTGAGAGCAGGACGCAAAGAGGGCAGTAATGATGATGCGGCTAAAGCCTTAGATTATTTGGCTATGCTGGATGATTTTATATGACTTGTTGGCCTGACATGAGCTTCGATCCTATCAATCTGCTCAATGCGCCTGTTCAGTCTGTTGATTGTGAACACAAGGACTGGGCAACGTATGTGAGCTGGAAAAAACATACTTGCATAGATTGCGGCTTAGAAAAGCCACTTTATGAACTTGAAATTCAACATCAGAGGTAAAGGAATGGATATGGAACTGCTTACAGGATTAATCGCAATCTGCATTGGAGTAATAGGCGTGACTATGTGCCTGGTTAAATACGCACTGATAAAGTTCAATGATTTATGGGATGACGATGGCGCTTAAGACGAGCAACAAGAATAGAAAGAAGATCGCTAAGTTTAAAGCCGATGAGAGTTCTTATAAATATTTAGAATATAAACAATAGCTTATAGATAATATGTAATGTAAGTTATTAGAAAGTTTATATAAGTTATTGATTTAATATTATATGTAGTATAATGAAGCCAAATTAATACTATTTGTAGTGTATTTATGCCCACATCCGAACATCTTTTGGATCAACTAAAGCGGCACGAAGGCTTCCGGAAACGGGTGTATATTTGCAGTGCTGGTAAGGAAACATGCGGCTATGGCTATAATCTTGAGGCTAACCCACTACACTTATCCAGCTTAGAAATATCCCAGGCACACACAAAAGGCATTAATCAGGTAGAGGCAGAACGACTGCTTAAACTCATGATTACTCAATGCCGTCACCAACTCGAAGTAACCCTGCCATTCTTTTCTAAGCTAGATACTGTCAGACAAGACGTACTTATTAATATGGTATTTAACATTGGTCTGGCTGGACTGCTTAAATTCAAGAAATCATTATTGCTGATTGAAGCTGGTGAATACTCCCAGGCATCTATTGAGCTACTTAATAGCAAGTGGGCAAAGGATGTAAAGGGAAGAGCATTAGAACTATCCACACAGATGAAGAGTGGTGCTTATGGCGCTTGATCCTTTCACTGCTGGCTTTGACCTAATCAAGACTGGACTAGATAAGTTCTTTCCAGACGCTGACCTTGAGCTAAAGGGAAAGCTAGAGGCCGCAGCAAGTGAAATCAACAACAGCTATCAACTCCAGCTATCACAGTTAGAGATCAACAAGGTCGAAGCAGGAAGCACATCAATATTCGTGTCAGGCTGGCGTCCAGCAATCGGTTGGGTTTGTGGCGTTTCATTACTCTATGCTGCATTAGTTGAGCCTATCGCTAGATTCATCGCCACGGTCTTGTTTACTTACACGGGTTTGTTCCCAATCATCAATACTGAATTAACCCTGCAAATATTACTAGGTCTACTTGGCTTGGCTGGTATGCGCTCATTCGAGAAATCAAAAGGAATTAGTAAATGAGTGACAGCTCTATCTTAATGCCGGTTATCGGTGGTCTTATCTCCGTTTTAATAATGATTATTGGTTGGAGTGCTAATCAGCTTAACTCAAGACTAACCGACATCAACGAGACACTGATCTCAATCGAGCGTGACATACGCAAAGAACTCAGTGCTATTGAATCTCGTCTCAGTGTTGTTGAGAGCAGGATCAAGTAGATGCTAACGCCTAAGCAAGAAGCATTTGCTATTGCTGTTGCGAGTGGAATGACACAGGCTGATGCTTATCGGTCTGCCTACAATGTTAAGCCGGAAACAAAGCCTGAGACAGTGCAAAACAAAGCATATCAAATGATGCAAAAGGGCGAGGTCAGGGCGAGGGTTGATGAACTCAAGAAACCGATCATTGAAGCCGCAGGAATTACGCTAGAGTCACACCTTGCCAGACTCGAACATCTAGGCAAGAAAGCAGAAGATGCTGAGAGTTTCACAGCCGCTATCTCTGCTGAAGTCGCAAGAGGAAAGGTAGCCCAGCTTTACACAGATAACATTAATGTCACTGGTAACTTTAATGTGGGAATCAAGATCAATGGTAAATAACATTGACGCTGATATAGACATCCCTATGAAGCTGATGCCATTCCTTGAGCCTTGGCGCTATAAAGTGGCTTACGGTGGAAGAGGAAGCGGCAAGAGCTGGACAGTTGCACGACTACTCATTATTAAAGCGATAGAAAAACAAACACGCATACTCTGCGCCAGAGAGACACAAAGCTCCATCCAAGAATCTGTCCATTTCCTGCTTAAGAAACAAATTGAAGATATGGGTTTTGGCGACCTGTTCACTATCCAGCAAAACAGAATTAGCTGTAAAAACGGATCAGAGTTTATCTTTGCTGGTATCCGTCAGCAATCAATCGTAAATCTTAAATCCTACGAGAATTGCCAGATATGCTGGTGCGAAGAGGCATCAATTATAACACGCAAGTCATGGGATGCTTTAGTTCCTACCATCCGTGCGCCAGGCTCAGAGATCTGGATCACCTTTAACCCTGAGCTAGACACTGATGAAACCTATCAACGCTTTGTACTCAACCAGTCTGATGATTCATTAGTGGTTAATGTCAATTACTCTGATAACCCTTGGTTCCCTGAAGAATTAGACAAAGAACGCATTAGCTGGCTCAAGCGCGATCCAGAAGGCTACAAGACTGTTTGGGGTGGTGAATGTCGTCATGCTGTTGAAGGTGCAATCTACGCCCATGAAATAGCCAGACTGCTACTCGATAAACGACTTTGCAACGCACCCTACGATCCGATGCTAAAAGTCCATACCGTCTGGGATTTGGGCTGGAATGATTCCATGTCAATCGCTATGGTGCAACGCTCAGGTTCCGGCGAAGTTAGAGTCATTGATTACATTGAGGACTCACACCGAACACTAGACAGCTATGTCGATGAACTGCGCAACAAACAATACAACTGGGGAACTGATTATATTCCTCACGATGGCAGAAGCCGAGACTTTAAGTCCGGTAAGTCAACTGAAGAGATACTACAGCAACTAGGTCGTAGCGTTACTGTCCTTGGTCGGGATGATGTCGAGGAAGGCATACGATCAGCAAGGCTAATGTTTGGCAGAGTCTACATCGATCATAAGGCGGCAATGCTGCTTAACCAACTCAAACGCTACAGACGCACACAGAATCAATCAACCGGCACATTTGGTGCGCCACTTCACGATGACAGTTCGCATGGCGCTGATTGCTTTAGATATATAGCGATGAGTGAGCATGACATGACAAACGACACTTGGAATGTAGGTCGGTTGGATTACAGCTACTTAGAAAGAGGAATTATTTAGATGGCAAAAATGACGGATAGTGAAATTCTCACCATCATCACCAATGAGATGTCGAACGCTAACATCACGACTAATACTGCGCCATCGCTTCAAGTACCACTGAGCTATTACTTAGGGCTTCCGCTAGGCACTGAGCAAGAAGGACGCTCTGCTATCGTCTCTACAGATGTTGCAGATAGTATTGAGTGGATCATGCCTCAGATCATGCGCTCTTTCACGCAATCAAACGAGGTCGTGGTCTTTGATCCGGTTAATGAAGGTGACGAGCTACAAGCTCAGATCGAGTCAGAGTATATCTATGACGTATTGATGAAGCAGAATGACGGCTTCACCTTGATACACCAGTTTGTTAAAGATGCCCTGATGCAGCGTAACGGTATCTTGAAGGTGTACTACGAGGAAGCTGAAGAAGTTAAGACTTATAACTATACCGGCCTAAACGAAGATCAACTCGCGATCATCTTGAACGAGAAGAACGCTGAGATTATTGAGATGTCACCGGTTGAAGTACCGTCTGATGATCCCATGCAACCGCCAAGCATGAGCTTTGACGTTAAGATCAAAGTATCGGACAACATCGGCAAGATTTGTATTGATCCAGTAGCGCCCGAAGAGTTCCGCGTCAACTCACAGCACAACAATATTAGCTTGGCTAACGCACGTTTTACATGTCACATCATCAACAAAACCTTATCTGATCTACGCGAGGAGGGCTATCGTGATGAAGATATAGAAGAGTTGGTTAGCTCAGACTTGTTGCGCTCTGCTTACCGTTTTAACATGCAAGGTGAGTCAACGCAAGTACCCAGCACAACAACAGGTGACGAGGCTAATAAGCTGATCGAGATCGCTGAGTGTTACATGAAGCTCGACATTGACGGCTCAGGCATCACACAGCTAATGAAGATAACCGTAGCTGGTGTTGATACTCCGACACTGATACTAAGCAAAGAGTCTGTTGACTGCGTGCCTTGGATTACCACGACAGCAATTCTAATGTCTCATAAGTTCCAAGGGCTATCAATCTTTGACCGGCTAAAGTCCATACAAGACAACAAGACTGCGATTATCCGTAACATCATGGACAACATGTACTTGCAGAATAATCAGCGCAACGTGGTGTTGGAAGGTCAGGTCAACCTAGATGACTTGTTAGTCTCTAAGCCGGGTGGATTGATTCGTGCCAAACGTCTTGACGCTATCATGCCTCTCGCTACTCCGGCTCTCGGATCGTCAGCCTTTGACATGATGAGATACTTGGACGAAGTACGAGCAGGAAGAACGGGCGTATCTGCTGACGGCACAGCAAGTCCTGAAGATATTGGTGATGGCATCGGCTCGCAAGGTGTCGCTCGTATCATGACAGCCAAGGAAGAGCTGGTCGGCTTAATCATCCGTGTCATCTGTGAGACTGGCATCAAGCCATTGTGCGAAAAGATCAGAGACCTTGTGACTGAGCATGTTGATACGATTCAGGATTTCAAGTTTCGTGGTCAATGGGTGAAAGTAAACCCTGCAACATGGCCCACACGCACTAAAAGTACGGTCAGAGTTGGAACCGGTACAGGCGACACACAAGCCAAGCTAATGGCGATTCAGCAGATACAAATGCTGCAAGAAAAGATCATGGCTATACCTGGTCAGGCCTTGACTAACCCCTCAAAGATATACGCCACCATAGACGACTTCTGTAAGTTTAGCGGCCTTGATTCAGCTAACAAGTATTTCGTTGATCCCAACAGTCCACAAGGCCAGCAACAGGCGCAGCAAGCAGGACAGCAACAACAGCAACAACAACAGCAAGCACAGCAAGCCCAGATGGAGCAGATGCGTATGCAAGCTGAACTGGCTAAGAGTGCTACGACTACGGCTGAAGCGCAGATGCAAAACGTGACCATGAAAGGTCAAGTCGAGATGGCTAAACATCAACGTGATATGGAGCAACAAACATTTAAAGCTCAACTGGCTGGACTGACGGCTGAACTGGAGAAAGCCAAGGCCGTTCAAGGTGCTGAGAAAGACATGGAAGAGATGCAGTTCAAGTACGAGCAACTCTATACCCAAGTGGCACTGAAGCTAACCGAAATAGAAGCGACTAGCGCGACAGATCAAGACGCTAACTACATCAATAACGAAGATATGATCGAGCAAGATGACCGAGGCATGTATGACAGTTGAGGAGCAGATTGACTTCGGTGGACGTGCTGAAAGGGCTTACCACACCTACTTCAAGGCGTACTTTGAGAACAGATACGAGGGCTTATACGAGAAGTTTAAGTCCGATGAGGCTGAAGAATTACTGGCTATAAAGGCCGAACTAAGAGCGATCCAAGTGGTTGAACGTGACCTACTGAACGCTATTGACACTGGGCGACTTGCCCGAATACAAACACAGGACACATTATAAATGAGTGAAGAATCTACTACTTCAACGGCTGAACTATCAAGTGATGCTGGAAGCGTAAATGCTGTTGACCAAATATCTGAGCTGTTGTTTGGCTCTGAAGAACCCCCTGCCAAAAAGAAACTGACTGAAGAATCTGAGGAGGCTGATACCCAACCAGACGATTCTACCCAAGAAGATGAGGAAGGCGCAGAGGAAGAAGAAGAGGACGCAGATGCGGAATCGGATGAAGAAGTAACTTGGGCTAAAACCTTGGGCGTAGATGAGAAGAGTGTTGTGCTAGATGAAGATGGCAACCTTTCCGGTATCAACGTCAAAGTCGATGGCAAAGTTAATACAGTGGGCGTTAAAGACTTGATCGCTGGTTATCAGTCCAACAAAAGCAATACCAACAAATCAAAGCAGCTGGCAGATGATCGCAGGGAATTTGATGAAGTGAAGTATGCCGTAGTGAATGACTACACCAAGAAGATCGAGACCATAGACGCACTGACTGGACATCTAAAGAAGAACCTACTCGGTGAGTACGCCAATGTCGATTGGAACAAACTGCGTTATGAAAACCCTGGTGAATATGCTGCCGCTGTTCAAGACTTTAATTTCCGTAATCAGGAAATAGAAAGCATCACGAACGCTGTCGCTAATGAGCGTGGGGATATGAATAACCAGATGGGTGCGCAGCAACAGCAACTCAACCAAGAGTATGTACTCGGACAAGTAGACAAAGTGCTGGAGAAGAACCCCTCATGGGCTAACCCTGATGAGTTCAAGAAGGCACTCGGCAAGATGACTGATTTTCTAGGATCAGCGTACGGATTTAGCCAACAAGAGTTCGCCAATATCCAAGACGCAAGAATCTTAGAGATCGTGAAGGACGCGATGGCGTACAGATCGAGTAAAGAATCAGCAAAAACTAAGATGGCGGTAAAGGTTCCTTCTTATCAGAAGTCAACCGGCAAGTCATCGAAAACAGTAAGCAAGCTCCAACAACTGACACAGCAAGCGCATAACGCAAAAGGTTATAGCAAGCGTGCAGCGGAGACAGATGCCGTAGCAATGTTGCTCGGTGGATTATAAATTAATTTAAGGGTATCGAAATGAGTACAGCTAACTTAGACGCTGCAACACTTAAGGGCGTAGTTCGAGGCGGTTTAATCCGTGAAGACGTCATGAACGCTATTTGGGATATATCTAAAATCCCATTACCGTTCACTGACGCAGTCGGCTCTGAAACATCTAAAAACCCATACAAAGAATGGACTACTGATGCACTAGCTGCACCTAACTTAACCAACGCAGTAATTGACGGCTCTGATGCGTCAGGTAACAACACTGTTTTAGGTTTAAGAGTCGGTAATCATCACCAAATCTCTACTAAAGTGGTTCGCACCTCTTTTAGAGCCGATGAGTCAGATACTATTGGTCGTACGAAAGAATTGTCATATCAGATGATGCGTAGACAGCAAGAGCTAAGACGCGACGTTGAAGCGATTGTACTGACTAACCAAGCCTCATTTGCTGATACAGGTTCTGCGGCTGGTAAGGCTGGTGGTTTACCAACTTGGCTAACTACTAACTTCTCTGCCGGTGCAACTGGCGCTGTTGGTGGTTTCCAATCATCTGGCGTAACTGCTCTTAGAACATACGGTACTGCTCGCGCATTAACTGAGACTTTGGTTAGAGACGCTGTTCAGTCTGTATACACTCAAGGTGGCGATCCAAGCATCATGATGTCAGTACCTGGCACTATTCGTAAGTTCAGCGAGTATTTATTTACTTCATCTGCTCGCGTTGCGACTCTGATGTCAGATCAAGGTAAAGACGCTTCTGCTGCAACTGCGTTAGGTTCTGTAAACGTGTTCGTAACTGACTTTGGTACTCTGAAGTTAGTACCTAACCGTTTACAAACTCCTTACACAGGAACTGCTGGTTCTACTACGGGTGTTTATGCCGCAAATGGCGTATCTGCTGACGTGTTTATCATTGATCCTTCTTACTTAGCCATGACTTATATGAAAGGCTATAGAACAGAAGAATTGGCTAAAACAGGTTTGGCTGAGAATCGTCAAATGTCGGTTGATTGGTCATTGATTTGTAATACTGAAAAATCTCACGCAATCATTGGTGACATCACTATTGCATCTGCTGTAACTGCATAATCTGACGGCCCATCTTAACCGGTGGGCCATCTTTTACGAGGAATTAAGATGGCTGAAGAAAAAGTAGTAAAAGCAAAAACAGTTAAGGTGCGAAATATCTGGGAAGCACCTATCAATTTCGAGACTTGCACACTAGCACCAGGCGAAGAGGGAACTATCTCACTCGCTGAGGCTGAAGCGCTCGAAGCATACGTTCAAAAGGTTCAGTAATGGATAGCGTCATCAAGAGTGATATGCACTATGACAATCACTCAAATACCCTGACACATATCACCACTCAGCCTACCGAGAAGCTCATCTTGGCACGAAATGCACAGATGCGTAATAACCCTGGCATCTTGCATGACTTGGGCGCACAGAGTGGCGAGTCATTCGGACGCATGGTGGCAACAATACCGTTCATTATGTTCGAGAAGGCAATCAGGGCTGGCTTTGACTTGAACTGCCCAGACAGCAAGATTGCAGGGCGTGAGATGAACCGATTTCTCCAATCTTCAGATGGCAAGATGTGCTTAGTACAAGGAAAAAGCTGATGCGTCAATTCTTAAACTTATCAAGGAACACAATATCAAACCTACGAGGCATGTTTGCTAAAGGTAGCTCGACCATTGTCTCTTTTGTTACAACCGATGCTTTTGCAGTATCGACACAGACTCAGCTATATCTCGAAGTGAACGGGATAATGCTAACATTTGCTTCAGGTACTGTTGTATCAATGCCAAGCGCTGTAACAGGTACTGATTATGCGATATGGGCAGAAACAGCAGGAACTCTAACCTGTACTAATAACCACACTACACCACCTACGGCTAATGCTCGTAAGATTGGTGGCTTCCATTATGCTCCCGGTGGTAATGCAGCTGCTCGATCAGGTGGTGATACTACGCCTTATATCAATGCCTATTCATTCTGGGATTTAAAATTTAAGCCTGCTTGTCAAGACCCGCGCGGTATGACCTTAGTTGCTGGTAATTTCTGGGCAGATATTTACCTATTAAATACCGACCCTGATACCAACGGCACATCTAAATACAATGTCACTATTGCTGATGGGGCTAGTCCTCCAAAAGTACCTGTTAAGTTTGGTGGCAATGGCACAACAGCTTATACCACGCTAACTTGGTGGGAAGCTAATGAAGTCTTAGCGGCTAATGGTAAACGATCGGCCAGCTATCAAGAATATGCAGCCTTAGCTTTCGGTACAACAGAAGCCTCTGCTATCGGTGCAGATCAAGTATCAACCATTCTTAATGCGGATTACACCTCCAAATGGGGTGTGATGCAATCTACAGGGGTTATGTGGGTATGGGGCAGAGATTTTGGTGGTGGCGCAGCGGCAGCAGGATGGGCGGCTAATACAACGGGTCGTGGTCAAACTTATCAACTGCCTAACGCTGTCGTCGTTAGTGGCAGCTGGGGCACTGGTGCGACTGCAGGTTCGCGTTGTTCGGGTTGGGTCACCTCTCCTCCGGCTTCGTCTAACTCCGTTGGTGGGCGTGGTGTCGTTGACCACTTGTTACTTGATTAAAGTGGCGAAAGCCACTGGCCTTTAAAATGCAACCTATAAAACAAGCAGTTGTTAATTATAGTCAGATGGCGATCATCGAGAAGTACGAAGCGGTGATTCATTATTTATACCCCATTGCGCAATCGTTACCGAGAAAGCATGGGGTAGTAAGGGATATGTTTTTACAGACTTTGTTTAATCAAGCTGAGTTATTTTATATAGCCGGCAAGAGTAATCAAATCAGTAAAATATATGAAGCAGATGCAGGATTAGCGCAGCTGCGGTTTTGGTTACGTTTCTTAGTAATACCGAGTACACGCGGCATAACACCTCACCAGCACCAAGTTGTCTTAATCATGCTTGCGGAGGTGGGGTCTATGCTAGGGTCATGGATTACTAAGCGTAAGGGGCAAAATGGGTAACACGCTGTCATCTTTAGTGGCAACTGGAACAATGGTGCGAATACAGGTTCGCGTTGTTCGAATTGGAACAACTCTCCTACGAATTCGAATAACAACATTGGTGGGCGTGGTGTCGTGACGATATTAGTTCTTTCGCTTTGCAATCGCTACGGCATTGTAGGCCGGCCTTTTATTATATGGTCAGCCATTTTGTCCTGCTTCGGCAAATACATTTCAAGGTCTGGGATGCCCTTAGTAGTTTTTAATGAATCGGGCTACCAGCATGAAAGCACATAATAATTTAATTGAAAAAATTACCAGTAAAGAAAATATGTTGCTGGCTTTTGATAGAACCGCATTGGCTAAAAGAATGACTTATGGCTACCTTGAGTTTAAGGAATTTAAGGCGTTGAATATTGAGGCGTTGGCAAAAGAGCTTTTAGAGGGTACTTATACTATTGGTCAGTATAAGCAGTTTTATGTATATGAACCAAAACAGCGATTAATTTCAGCATTAGAGTTTAAAGATAGATTGGCTCAACATGCTTTAGTGGCGGTGATAGGTGAGATTTTTGAGGCAATGTTTCTACCAAATACCTTTGCCTGTCGAACTGGCATGGGGACGCACGCAGGCGTTAAATATATACAATCCGAACTAAGAAGATCACCAAAACCTTTGTACTATTTAAAAACAGATTATAGAAAATTCTTTCCTAGTGTCGATCACGATATTTTGAAAGCGATGATAAAGAGAAAAATTAAATGTGAAAAAACATGCTTAATTATAGACCAACTGCTTTTTAGTAAAGGTACTGGCATCCCCATTGGTAGTCTTACTAGTCAATTATTTGCCAATATCTATGGCTCAAAAGTAGATAACTTTATTCACCATGAGCTAAAGCACAGAAGATGGGCAAGATACATGGATGACGTAGTGATTCTTGGTGATGATCCAGAAAGATTGCGGAATGATTTTTACAGGATTGAGGAATTTTCAAAAGAAAACTTAAAGTTATCTATTAGTAGATGGCAATGTTCTAGTGTTAAACGGGGTATTAATTTTTTAGGTTATCGCATTTGGAATACGCACAAATTAATCAGAAAGGACTCGGTATTACGAGCAAAGCATAAGATTAAGCATTTTATAGAACACCATGAGTTTTTAAACCTCACCAAATTCTTAGCTTCATGGCGTGGTCATGCAAGTTGGGCTGATACTCACAATTTATTTAACTGGCTGGATAACAAATATGAATATTATTAACACACGAGAAGATTTAGACGCTGTAGTAGGTACTGATCGTCATGCTGAGTTCATAGCGTTATTAAAAGGCTCTATGACACGCAAACAAGACAGCCAAGTGTACCCAGATGACTATAACCAACCTGAGTATGCAGGTGAAGCATTAGAACCTATCTGGCTAGACGTTGAAGATTTAAGCACAATCGAAAGATTTGGGTTTAGCAAAGAGGAGTTAGCAGCCGATCCAAGTGTTGTGTTGACTGTTGATCCAGTTATCTAATGGCTACAACGGTTTGGGAGATAGAGGTTAATCAGTCAGATGAGTGGACAGCACAATCTGTAGATGAAGCAACTTGGCAACTAGAGGCAACAGCAATAAATACTTGGGTAGACGAACCGAACACAGAATCGTCATGGACAGACGAATTACCACCATCGACCACTTGGAGCTAATATGAATTATGCACAAATTGTAGACTTAGCTTTAGGGTACGCAGACAGGCAAGACACAGAGGTGACTAGTCGAGTTGATTCTTTTCTCAGGGTCGCAGAGTCACGCATCAACCGCACATTGATGACGTTAGATATGTCTAGCAGGGTTAAGACGGTGATGGACTCAACGCAAGAGTTCTATACCCTACCAACTAACTACTCTGTGATGCGAGCTATCAAGGTCATTGACAATACTAACTCAGCAAGTCGAGTGACTCTCTTGCAAGTCAACCCAGAGCAGATGGCTAACCTAGTCAATAACGGTGAGACACAGTTTCCCTGCTACACCGTTATATCAGGTGCTATACAGGTGCAACCGTTCTACGACAACACGCATAGTCTTGAGATTGACTATTTCCAAACACTACCGCCTTTATCTTCTTTTATCACAACTAACTGGCTGTCTGATTCCAACCCAGATGCTTATGTGTTTGGGTTACTAGTTGAGATTAACAGCTTTGTTAAAGACGCTGAAGCCTCGACCTTGTGGGATGGACGGTTTCAGCAAGCAATGTCAGAGATCACTTTAAACGATGCTAAGTCCACTTGGTCAGGCACTTCACTCACCACTTTTGCAGGGTAACTACTATGGGTTTAGAAACAGGCTCAACGATCTCAAGTTTTATTACATCAAACCCAACCAGTTCTGACCCAGTCAACCAGGGTGATGACCATTTACGATTGATTAAGTCAGTCCTGCGAGCACAGTTCCCAGGTGTTGGTGGACTAGGTTATGCGACAGCTATAACAACGACTGAGGCAGAGTTAAATGCCTTGCATGGACTAACAAACTATTACTTCCTATCAGGCACAAGGATGCCCTTTGCACAAGCAGCAGCGCCTACAGGTTGGACGCAAGATACTACTGATAATGCTACTAACCGTATGCTCAGGGTAGTTAATACAACTGGCGGTGGTGTTGCAGGTACAAATTCACCTATTTTGAATAATGCTGTTCCATCGCATACTCACGTTTTTACTGGGTCTGCATTAGCTGCACATACACACACTGACGCAGGTCATGCTCATGCATCAGCAGTATCCTTCAATGGGTTTCAAGTTAATCCTGCTAATGCAGGTGCGGTTGGGGGAACTAGTGGAATAGGTTACGCCAACATTCAAAGTGCATCAGCAGGTACGCCAGCAGGTACAAACGCCGCAAACGCTGGAGCTGCTAACTGGGTGCCAAGGTATATTGATATGATTATTTGCGCTAAGAACTAATGGAAATTAAAACAGTCTTAACATGCCCGCTTGGATGTAACCTGTGATATAATATTTTTATTTAGGTGGAATATTATGAATAAAATACCAGACGGGTTTGTAAGTATTGAAGGGTGTGGGGACAAATATTTTATAGGGTCTTGTGGGAACGTATATAGTAATAGAAGTAATGGTAGAGGGAGTATATTAAAACCACAATATTCAGGGCGTAAAAATGCACAGTATTGCACTGTATGGCTATACCCAACAGATAGCTATAATGGGGTACAACATCGTATACACAGACTTGTGGCAAAAGCATTTATACCAAACCCTGAAAATAAACCGTGTGTAAGTCATATTGACGGGAATAAATTAAATAACACTGTTGACAATTTAGAATGGTGTACAGCTAAAGAAAATTCACAACATGCGTATAATACAGGACTAATGACTATATCTACATTATGTAGAGAAAAAAGCAGGGGGGCTAGTAGGAAATTAAACGAAGACGATATTATTGACATTTTAAATATGAGCTTAATACAAAAATTAAAGTACCCTAAAATAGCTGAGTTAAAAGGCATTGCCTTTGGAACAGTTGGTAAAATATGTAGAGGGGAGCGATATAAACTTGAATACGCAAGGTATTTTTTATGACATCTATTAAGATAATATCAATATGTCCATTAGGTATGGGGGCGTGCGAAGAGATAAAAGACGGAGCTATACACCGTTGTGCATGGTACACAAAGTTAGCAGGTACTAATCCTAACACTGGTGAGCAGACAGATGAAGCTGCTTGTAGTATGGCTTGGCTACCGATGCTTTTAATTGAAAACTCTATGCAACAACGCTCCACTAGTGCAGCGGTAGAGTCCTTTAGAAATGAGATGACTAATGCTAATCAGTCCAGTCAATTACTACTAGCAAAAATGCAGGGGGTTATATGACAGTTTTAAAGCTCAATAGTCTGGGCGTTCAGAATATCAACTTTGACTTAGAACCCTGTGATTTACCGGCTAATACACTGACTTATGGCACTAACTATAAGTTGTTAAACGGCAAGATCAAAGCCTCTAATATGTCTTACACGTTAGCCACACCTAGTGCTAACTTCAAGGCTGGGCTTATCCTGCCGGTACTAGGTGAGAGCGGCAACTTCTATCTGCTTCTTGGTCAGAGTGCAGCGTGGGTTTATAACGGAACCTCATGGACTGACGTTACCAAAACGGGTGGCTACCCTGGCGTTAGTGCAGGAGGTGAACTGCTATGGACAGGGTGCTTGTTGGGCAGCATACCCATTGTTAATAATGTTCAAGATTACCCTAACTACTGGTCACCACAACAAACTGCACAGAAACTTCAAGCACTCAATTTTAAAGCTGGCCAGACTTGGCAAGCACATGGACTCAGCGCCAAAGTAGTACGCTCCCACAAGAACTTCCTGTTTGCCCTTAACCTCCAACAGTCTGCAACTGTCTTAGCGACTAGTTATCGTTGGTCGCACCCTGCCGATATTAATGGCCTTCCTTATACATGGGATGAGACAGACTTGGCTGCAATAGCAGGTATTGCCTCAGTCGGTGGTGATATGGGTGACCTAGTTGACGGCATGACATTGCGTGATAACTTCATGCTGTACAGTCAGCGTGGTATCAGTTCTTTATCATATGTGGGTGGTGAGTTTGTCTGGGCTAGGAGTGTATTAACCACCAGTTATGGACTACTGGCTAAAAACTGCGTAGTTGAAAGTAAGGGGTATCATTACTTCTTATCAGATGGTGACATTCTAAAGACAGATGGCAACAGCTTTGTCTCTGTGCTGCATAACCAGATGCAGACACAGTTGGTTAATAATATAGACCCAACTTATTACATGAACTCGTTTGCTTATGCAAATCCTGTTACTGAAGAAATATGGTTCTGTGTTCCACAGGTTAATCATACACTGCCTAACATAGCGTTTGTTATTAATACCCAAGACGATCTCGTGTCAATGCGGAGTATTCCAAACACAACAACTGGTCTAGCGTTTGGCCCGAATTTGCAAGTGCCTATTCTATGGAGTAATGCGCTAGGCGGTTGGGATCAGAACCCTAAAAACTGGACGTATGACCCAACATCTATTTTCTCAAGAACGATTGTATCAACTAACAATGTTAATAGTGCCATTATCTCACTTGAACTAGATGATGCTACGACTACCCAAAACACATTGCTTGAACGCTTAAGTTTTCCAGTAGAGGGCCAAGAAACAGTAACCACAACACAGAGTGTGTTTCCACATATCGTTTCACAAAAACCGGTACTGATTCAGCTTGGTTCACAACAGTTTGTAGCTGGCCCAATAGCTTGGAAAGCACCTGTATCATTTGACCCCAATACCATGCGTAAGGTGGATATAAGGACAACAGGCAAACTACTCTCATGGCGTATTTATTCTACCGGTACGTTACCTTTCACCTTAACAGGACTCGACATCCAGTATGTCGTTAATGGGCTTAGATAATGGAACAACCCCCAGCTAATACCGATGCTCGGTTGACTGAATACCTATTTAGACAGCTATCAGCACTCGAAAACAAGTCACTGCAACTAGGTGATATGAATGTATTAACTGCACTACCTACGAAGCCTGTGGTGGGCAAAATCTATTACTTCAAAAATATCATAGCACCAACGATTACAGTGGAAGGTGCATGGGTTTATAAATCAACTGGTGTATGGACACTATTAGGATGAATTTAAAAGTACAGGCAATCCACACCAATTATGTCAACCAAACATGGCCCTATATCGAACACTACATAGATTCGGCACTTGCCTATTCTGCTGGAGACTATGACACGGCAGAGATAAGGGTCATGGTTTCACAAGGTAACTGGCAGCTGATTATTGTTACTGATGACAATGAAAAAGTACATGGCGCGATAGTTGTATCGTACTTTAATAGACCAACCGATAGAGTGGCGTTTGTTGTCGCTATAGGGGGGAGATGTATTATCAATAAAAATAACTTCGGGAAATTTGAGGATATTCTTAGGCAAAATGGTGCAACATCATTAGAAGGCTCAGGCCGTGAGTCAATAATAAGATTATGGCATCGTCATGGTATGACGCAGAAGTATGTAGTAACAGGTAAATCACTTTAAATCCAGGGGAATAACATGGCCGGTAAAATATATAAAAACTCTTTTTTGTTAAATGCTGTTTGGGGTGAAGGACGCAGAGCGGCACAAACAGGTGCGCTAGTCGGTACTAACCCATTTTCTGTCGGAGTTCCAGCTTATCAAGCATGGATAGACGGCTTCAACAATACTTTCGCATAGGGGAATAACATGTCTGGAGGTGGAAGTTATAGTCAAAGTAATGCAAAGAATCAAAGTAACTTTAATCAATCAATACCACAATGGCAGTCTGATGCACTCACTAAAATGTACGGTGCTGCTGCCAACACATTCGGCAATACTGGTAATGCAATAAACGCACAAGCCCCAGGTGTGCAATCTTACATTGACCAAACCAACCAAGCAGCAATGCCAGAATGGAAGAATCAATTAGCTGGTGGTGTTTATCAGGGTATGGATAATGCCAATCAACTATCCAATTCTTTACAGCAATCATTAAGTAGCCCGACCAATACGCAAAACATCTATGGCCAGATGATGGGTGGACAAGGCAACAACTATGCTGATGCTATGAAAGCATCTTATCTTGGTGATGCTAATCGTGCAACAGATAACATGCTGGCTAACCTTGACTCTAGAGCTGCGGCTTCTGGTATGTCAGGTGGTTCAAGGCATGGTGTCGCAACGTCTCAAGGCATGTATGACATCAACAGTAATCTGCAAAAGAATCTTGCACAAACTGGTTACGATACGTTCGATAAAGACTTAACTAACAAACTCAACATCGCTCAACAGGCAGATTCCGGTACGTTAGCAAGACAACAAATGATGTCAGATATGCTAGGCGCTCAGCAAGGCGTACAAACAGGTGCGTTAAATGCTGGTGGTCAAATGCAAAATCTAGGTATGGGTAGCTTTGCACCTACCATGATGCCTTGGCAAAACATGTCTAACTATGCAAATTCTATTGGCTCACCAACAGTGCTTAGCTCAGGTGGTAGCTCCGGTAATAGTAATGCGATGGGTGCTAGTGCAGGAGGTGGCAAGTAATGGCCCCAATAGCAGGGTTAATACCAATGTTATCAGGACTATTTAGTAGTGGGGGCGGTGCCGCAGCTGGCGGTGGACTAATGAGTTTGCTAAAAGGTGGCGCAAGTGCAATGGGTGGTGCTAATAGTATGATGTCTGGGCCAGTACCTGGTGCATCACTACCACAAAATAGTTTAAATCAAGCATTGTCTGGCTCTCAAAATGCAACTAACCCAATGATGTCATCTAATATTGGCTCGCAAGCTCCTCCAGCTACTACATCCGCACCAAATGGTGGTAAAGGTAAATGGCAAAAGTATGCACAGCAACAAGATGTATCTGCTGGACTTGCTGCTGCCAAACCAGAAAACCCAATGTATGACCAGATGATGCAACAAGCGCAGCAAGGTGTGGTTAATAACCAAGGTGCCCAAGGTAATCAACAGCAGCCACAGAGACAGATGATGACGCCTGCTGGTATGCCTCAAATGCCTGGTGCAGTACATCCTAATGCAACATGGGATACTTTACTTAAAATGCTTTCTGGAGGTGGCTAATGGGATTTTCAATAGCAGAGATGCTGAGTGGCAATATCGTTCAGCCACGACAAGCGCCACAGGACAATAGTAGTGCTGGACTCGGGCAGATGCTAAGTTTCCTGATGAACTCTAACCAACAGCCGGTAGCGAAAGTTGATGCACCACAAATGCCTAGCCTAAGCGAATTAGCGTCTATCTCAGCAGGGCGCAGGAAAGAGAAACAGCAAGCTGATGCGACTGAGCAGATGAGGCAGTTGATCGGTACACGTCCAGTTATGGGTGTTGATAGTGCTGATCCAGTATTGGCGAATGGCTTGCCGGGTACTGGGTATCTAAGAGGCGATATGCCTGATAGAGAATTTGCAGCTAGATTAGCGGCTAATCCTGACCCTAGTATGGCTATACATGGATTATCTATGATGGTTGAACAAAACAAGCCAAGAACACAGGCTCAACCTTGGACTGGTGGAGTTAAAGGCGATCCATTAATGAGGCAGCAAAATATCTTTGGGCCAAATAATGAAGTAATCCCTATAGGCGCTCCATATCGTGCTTTCCTAGATCAGACTTCCTATGACAAACCTATTATCGTTGGCAGTGGACAAGATGATGAAGGACTCGGTGGAGCCTTCCCCCCAAAGTCAATCGTTCAAATAAACAGTCATGGTAAGGTAGATGTTGTAAAGACAGCACCTGAAAAAATTACTAATACTATAGATACTACATCAGGAATAAAAACCGAAACAAATAACTTTACAGGAGCAACAAAGACTCAAAATCCTACCGCTGAACAAGTAAAATCATTAGGAAACTCAAGGCTTTCAAATGAGATAAACAAGCAATATGATGAACTTATTGGCACTGGTTTTGATCCATCTGCGCCCATTACAAGCTCAACTATTGTTAAAGCAAAGCTAGGTGAGGCTATTCAAGGTTCAGATAACCCACTTATATCAACAGTTGGCTCTAGTTTAATACCCGATGGACAAAAGGCTTATAACAACATCAAGAAAACATGGGCTGAGAAAAACTTGCGTGATGAGTCAGGTGCATCTATTGCGCCTAGTGAATATAGCACAAAGTTAAGAATATACTGGCCTGAGCCTGGCGATAGCAAAGAAGAAGTTATGCGTAAGGCAGAAAGAAGAAGAGTAGCTGAAGGCATAGCTGGTTCACAAGCTCCGGCTGGCACGTCAAAAACAATACAACCTAAAATTATTCATACCATTATAAAAGACGGCCTATCTATCCATATTGGTGAAGATGGAAAATATTATATGGAGCAATAGCTATGGCGCTTAAAGAATTAACTAATGATGAAATAGTTAAGTTGGGCTTACAACCCCATACCAGAATAGATAATGCAATACAGTCTGCCGCTAATGATACTGGGCTTGATCCAAGAGTAATTAAACAAGTGGCTATCCATGAATCAAGCCTTAATCCAAATGCAGTTTCTCCTACTGGGCCACAAGGAGTTATGCAGTTAAGTCATGCAGCCGCTGTTGATTCAGGAATCAATCCTGACCAACGATTTAATCCTGAAATTAATATAAGCGGAGGCGCAAGATACTATAAACAACAGCAGGATAGGTTTGGTAAAGATAGAGCATATTCTGCCTATCATGACGGGCCAAGCTCAGTTTCTTCTGGAAAACCTATATCAAAAGAAGGTAGCTGGATGCCACAAGTTAAATCACTTAAAGAATTAACCCCAGATCAGCTTAAAGTTTTGGGCATAGAAACACCTACGCAACCAGCAGTTGGACAGCAACCTCCAATGACGTTTATTGAGGGAATTGGCAAGCCTATGGCACATGCCGCCAATGCTATAACTCAGTTATTCGGTAATGATTTTCTTGGGGATACATCAGAAATTGACCGAAAAGCGCCACCTACAGGCGCGTCTATGGCTGGTGAGCTTGTTGGGTCAGTTGCATCTGGATTGCCACTTATATTATCACCTATGACTTATCCTGCATTAGCTGGAACAGGTGCGGCCTATTCAGCATTAACGACAGAAGGCGGCTTAAAAAATAGATTAACAGCAGGGGCAGAAGGTGGCGCATTAGGGGTGGCTGGCAAATATGCAAGTAATCTTTTAGGCGTACTTGGAAAAGTAACGCAACCTTACACAGAAAAAGGCCGTGATATTGTCATGGGCAGAATATTGCGTAATGCAATCAATAAAGGTGATGGGGTAAGCCCAGGCAGTGTAAATTTAGATGATCTACTAGCAAGGCTTGAAGGTAACAATAATTTGGTAAAAGGTTCTATGCCAACGGTTGCAGAAGTTGCAGATAGCGGTGGTTTAGCGGCACTACAACGATCAGCAGAAGCGGCTAATCCTGAAGCCTACGCATTTAGAAGAGCGCAGAACGCAGCCGCTAGAGATTACTCATTAAGTGCATTAGCGCCTGATGCTGGACTATTAGCCAATAAACGAGCGTTAAAAACAGGGCCACTGTATGACCTAGCAAAATTAGGAACAATACCACTTGATGATACCTTTGCAGGGCTAATGAAGCGCCCATCTATGAAAGCATCTTGGAACAAGGCACAAGCAATAGCGGCAGAAAATGGTAAAACACTCCCTAATCTTTATGATGATGCTGGTAATTTATTGCCTGATATAAGTGGCGATAACTTACACCATTTGAAGTTAGGCTTAGATTCTATGATCTCTGATCCCAAGAACCCTCTTTCTGCTGTAGAGGGCGCAGCGATGAAAGGAACAAGAAACGCATTTGAGACATGGAGGGAAGCTGTTGCTCCTGATTATGCGGTGGCACAAAAGGCATACAAGGACGCTTCTGGGCGTGTCAATAGAGCTGAAATAGGAAGTTACTTATACGACAAGGCCAAGCCAGCACTTAGTAATTATGGCGGCAATGACAGCATGGAAACAGTCACGCAGTTAGCAAGAGCTATTAAGTCAGGTGATAAAACAGCGGTAGCGGCTACAGGTAGGAAAAATGCAACCCTTGCTAATACGATGACAAAGCCACAACTAAAGCTGCTTGATCGAATCACTAATGATATGGCTAGGGTAAGAAAAGCCGATACTCTTGGACGTGGGCCTAATAGCAATACAGCACAAAACTTGATATTTAATGATATGGTTGATTCCACTGGTGGATTTGGAATAGCTGGTAATTTATTGAGCAAAATACCAGGTGCAAAAGCAGTTAGTCAGTTTGCTAATGCTCCAGCTGAACTATCACTAAGACAGTCACTTGCTGATGCTATGTTAAATCCTAAAAAAGCAGCGCAACTGATGCGATTGCCTAATGAAAGGCAAGGTATATCAGGATGGAGTGGAAAACAGGCTGATAGCTTAATTAAGTTATTACTGGGTACTTCTATTTAATATCAAGGCAACTAATATGACACTTGAAGAGATCGTCAATAACCTAAAGTCTGCCGGTCAAGATTACGGCCAGTTGTTTAATAATAACCCTAGGATGGATAGCTTTGCTTCTGTACTGCAAAAAGGTGTAGGTCAATTAATTCCCAGCAATGCAGACTTTAAATCGCCCGAAGCTATGCGTGACTGGGGAACTGCTGCTGCTTTAAATGCACCGATGGGGTTAACATTTATAGGCAAAAATGCTGCAAATTGGAATCCTGTAAAAGCTGCTGAAGCTGAGAAACTATTAAATGCTGGTATAGACCCTGCTGAAGTATGGAAGTCTCACCTTATAGGTCGTATGCCTGATAAATCGTTGTTTAGTGAGATTGATGATAGTAGAGCTTTTTTAAAAGGAAGCGGGAATTATAATGATTTAGTAATGAATAGATATAATGCTTTTGAAAATACTGGTCGAGATATGATAAATAATAGTTTAAATGTATCAGACATATATAAGCATTACCCTTTAAGTGAAGAATATTCTGATTTAATGAAATTAAATGCAGAATTTATACCAAAATCAAAAAATACATTAGGATCTTTTACTGGTAATGCAATACAGATTAGAAGTGATTTGCCTAGAAAAAGCGCAGAATACGTTATCCCTCATGAGCTACAGCATGCCATCCAAGACAGGGAAGGATGGGCAATGGGTGGGAATTCTGAACAAATGAAAGAAGAAGCATTAGCAATGCTAAGGCGTGATGTTGCAAGCGGTGAAATTCCTAGTACAGAACAAGCAATGGCAATGCTTCCAATGGCGCAACAAAATGCTTATAGACGCTTAACCGGAGAAGCACAAGCCAGAGCTACACAAGATCGCATAAATATGAATATGCAACAAAGGCGGGATACTTATCCATTGGCAGGTGGTAAGTTAAGCGATATACCATTGGATCAGCTTATTAATAGGTATAGATAATTGCGCTCACTTGGGAGTTTAAATAGCTCCCGTTTTTACTATTGCCTGTTTTGGTTATATTGATTACTGTATTGGTTATCTAACAAGATAGCATTAGTCCGATAGTTATTAATACGTTCTTGGCGTATTAATTCTTGAGTATCCAATGACTGCTGCCATTCTTGGCTACGCATTTGATTGATAACAGCACTATCTCTAGCTAATTGTTGAAGTTGTTGCAGATTTTCTTCTTCTCCTTCACTCCATGCAAATGTTTGTGCTGAGAAAAGTAAGGTAGTAAGTAGTATAAATGTTTTCATTAGTTTTTTCCTGTTTGTCAATACTGCGAATATAGGAAATATGGGAATTTCCTATTTTTCCTATTTTTCCTAAAGTAAAAGAAACTCGGCCAGTTTTTAAATAGGTGCGAATTTAATTCTGTGAGTTGCTCACATTTAATTTGTGAGTTGCTCACACTATTTAATCCCACATTCTTAGATGTTTGTAACAATACTCGCAAATCTTTAAATTAAGTTTAGTGTACTCTTTAAATCGGTTACATTTGTGTTCCGGTTTGAACCAATTAAATAGTTTTTGATTGCCATAGGTGTTCCGTGATTTTGACGGTTTTAATTGCAAGTACAGTCGATTCTATTGGGTTTGCTAACGGAAATAGAAAAGTTAAGTTATTGATTTATAAGAAGATTGTAAGTTAGTACACCATAATCCATGATGTATTCTCTTTTTTATTCTCATTTAAAATCAGTTAGTTACATAGGTTTTAAAAAAGCACTTCCGTGATTTTGACGGTTTAGTTTAATTTTATATCGCCCGTCTAACTAATGTAAGTTCGGGTTTTCGAGTTTCACACAGCATTTCTACGCTCTCAATTAGTCGAGCAATTTCAACTTTTGAGTAATGTGTTGTAATGCGTCCGGCATGATGACCCAATAAATCTTGTCTATCTTCATAAGTCACACCAGCCGCTCTTAAACGCATACCGAACGTATGGCGTAGATCATGAATACGCACGCCTTCAAGCCCTAATGATGCTCTAACACGTTTCCAAGAGCCATTAGTCATCTGGGCCAACTTACGACCCTTATAATCAAATACAAATTCAGATTTGTTGCCACGTCTTTTATTGACAATAGACATTGCTACCGAGTTGAGTGGTACAATTCTTTCGTGTGTATTTTTTGCTCTTTCTTCTTCGATGACAAAGACAGATGTATCAAGGCCACTAACCTTACATTCATCTGTCCATTTCATGCCGCAAAGTTCTTGATCTCTTAAGCCAGTATTCAGAGCAAACAAAACCATTTCTGCCAAGTAGTCTGGTAAGGCTTTCAATAAACCTTCTTGTTCCTCAAAAGATATAGGTCTTGGTTTCCGCTTCTTACCTTGAACTACGGGCAACAGCGGCCTTGTTTCTAACCAAGGATTGCCCATATCATCACGCCATAACCGATTTGCTGTGCTTAAGACACTACGCACAACAGATAAGTCACGGGTTATCGTTCCGGCAGACCGTCCAGCGGCTTTTCTATCGGCAATAAATTCATCAAATGAACCTGAGTGAATGCTACGTAAATTTAAATTACCGATATAAGGCATAATTGCTTTTAACGAATAAATGTCAGTCTGTAACGATTTCTTATGCTCATTCTCATCAACATAACGAGCAGCAGCTTCGTTAAAAGACCGCTCAACCTTCTCGCCATAGATATGAATCTTTCGTTGCCGATCAATCAACAGAGCTAATATTCGTTCTGCTGCTTCGAGTTCAGCCTCACCAGTGCTAACTCGAATGAGTTGACCTGTGATGACTTTCTCGATGTGCCAGATGTTGCCTTTCTTTCTAAGTCCTGGTGTTCTTTTTGCCATAATACTTTCTCCTGAGCTGGCTTTCCGTTAGCCTGTTTATGTTGTTCCCACCAAGCATCTAAGTCAAGCCTGTCAAAACTAATCATTTTTGCTGCGTCTTTCACTTCAACAAGAAAAGGACGTACATGCGTATTAAAATGAGGGGCTGACATGCCCAAATAGGCTGGTGCTTGTCCTGCTCTGATTACTCTAGGTTCAATTTTCATTCCTCACCTCCAATACCGTGTGCTTTTTCTATTGCTCTTGCAAAGTTAATTCTATCGGTTAACAATCATTTAAAATTTTCTAAACTTAATTTGTATATTTCTTCATCACTCAAAGGCTCACGTTTTGGTGTTGTGTATAGTGGTTGTATATTAGTAATTGCGCGATTATTTGTTATAGATTCGGCTCTTGTAAGCGCATCATATTTTGTATCTCCGTATTCTTCATCTCCTATAATATTCCAGTCGTACATCCAAGCCACAGGCTCTTGCTCAGGTTGGGAGAGGAGTTCTTTTATATCCCATTCCAGTTTGCCGTCAATATAAAACTCGCTATTACCATCATCGGCTTCTAATACCCTACTTAACAACTCTCTTTCTTTACTCATTACCACCTCCAATGCCATGTGCTTTTTCTACTCTTCTTATCCATCTAATGACGTATCTGACTTGATGATCGTCCATATTTTCAACAACCCCTTCTTTATCAAGAGCATATATAACATCTTCTGTTAAGGGTTTGGGTGGTGCAAACTCATTGACCCCTTGTCTAAACCCTTTCCCATACCATTCAATCTTTGTTTCTGCTAAAAGAGGCTCAGGCTCTTGCTCAGGTTGGGCGAGTAGTTCTTCTATCTTAGCTTTCCAAAACTTGTCTAACTTTGAGCCATTTGCAGCATGGCTGTTTAAAATAAATTGCAACAACTCTCTTTCTTTACTCATTCCTCACCTCCAATGCCGTGATGTTTTTCAGCAAACCTCACCCCAGCATGGAACGCTAATCGTTCTCCTATATGTATCAATTTTGGAGTGTTTTTAGTTATCTCTTTGTCACTCAAAGGCTCACGTTTTGGCGGTGCTGTATAGAGTGGTATCACTTCAAATATTTCCCTGTGGTACAAAAATGGTGTTAGGTCAGATACTTGTGTTCTATAGCCTGTTTCTTTATTAACTATTATCCATGCTTCAGGCTCTTGCTCAGGTTGGGCGAGGATGGCTTCTACATTTTTTACTAATTTTGGGTAGTAGTATTGAACCATGTCTTTGGTTATTAATTCTTTTAACAACTCTCTTTCAATGCTCATGGTATCTACTCTTTATCTTTTGTTGCTTTATCGACATTAAAACTTTCTGCAAAATGAACCATTGAGCCGGTTCCTGTCATGCAAAATCTAAATGCGCCATCATCTCTAAATACTATGTATTTAGTTTTTGATTCATCACCGGTAATGGTGAATACAGCGTTAAGCGGTAAATCTTTCAGTTTCATCAATAGACTCCCACGCATAAAGACTCTTGCTGTTTACTCACAATGTCACCTCTACTTCCTCACACTCAACAATGTTTAATCTTTCATATTCAGCAACACACTCAACAATGTGTAATCTGTTATATTCAGCGGCAAGCATTTTAAAAACATCCTTGTCTAGCATTTTTCTAGCTATAGATCTAAATTTTTTATCCTCGTTTATTGTGGTTATTAAATGATCGTATTTTTTCTTTTCCTTTCTTTCAATGGAATCTACAATTAATTGCTTGGCTCTTTCTATATTTTCTTCCTTAATTTCTGCAGCGCGTATCTTGGTTATTTTATTTAAACAACGCCTTAAAAAAAATAATCTTCTTTTTGTTGCATTTAATGCCCTAGTTGCCTTTAAAGACCAATCATCAACACTAGTCCTGCCATAAATTAAAATCTGGTTATCAATATCGTCTCGTTTATCAATTTCTATTTCAATTAAGTTTTTTAATTCGATCTCATCAAGATTTTTATAATCTATTTCTTTATTTTTTAATTCTCCAGCATTGTCATTATTAGTCACAATGTCACCCCCAAAACTAGGATCTGTCATTCTTAAAAGTTTCATGCTGCCCTCTTTGCGGCTTGTTCCAGCCTGACCACGTTAATTAATGCCCGCCTGACTTCTGGGGCTTGTTTGCTATACTTTTCATGTCGATTCAATACAGCTAATTCGGCCCGTGTCACCATTTGCAGGTTCTCTATGTTGACGTTTAGCTTGTCATCACTGAGAAATAGCACCAGACTTCCTTTTGGTATGGGGCCGTGTACTGATTCCCAAACAATTCGGTGTTTAGCGTCCCACTGCCTCGGTTCGGCTACCTTTACTTCCCAATACCCATCTTTGGTTATTCTCTCAGATCCTACCGGGCGAGTATTGTGGTTGGGATTACCCTTTTTGAAGGTCGTTGAGCTGCTACCATTAACGCCTTTCAGTCCAGCGTTCCAAGGCACATGGCCTTTTTGATAGCCTATGTATTTATGCTGAAATCGACGACGTTTACAGGCTTGAATAATCTGGTCACTGATAAGATTGAGGCTAAACGTCCGGTTAAATTGGGCGACAAGCTCGACATTATTAAGCTCATAACGGTTATCTTTTAACCAGGCTATTTGATAGGGTTGCCACTTATGCCCGTTCATTTTCAAGCATCTTGGGTAAGTCTTTAACGCTACCCATGTTTTTTTGCACAGTGACAATATCAAGGGCAAGTTTAGAGTTTGAAATAATGTCACGAGCAATAGAGCTAACCGCTTTGCTGCGTTCAATTTCAGTGCTTAAATAGTCATCGCCTACCGTGTCATCAGTAAGCCTTATCAGTTGATCGAATAAGACATCATTCAATTTGCTTAAGTTATTCATCCCACTTCACCTTTTATTCTTATAATTTGAGTCTTTGGCCTAGAGAGTCGCGCACGCATACGTTTCATTTCATAGCGTCGTCGCATGTACATGGATTCAAAGTTGCCAGCAAATATCTGTTGGAATGTAACTTGTCCCGTAGCGCCAAACTTTTTGCGTTCTCTGGCATAGATCCAATGTAATATTGTTTCTCTATCGTAGTATTTGGGCTGTTTGCCTCGATTAACGCCTACATCCAGCGTGATGGAGGCGCAAGGTAATTTACCCCGATCATCCAACACACCGACATGTTCTTTAGTTACGTTTAGCAGTTCGCCAATTTCCCGTCTTGAAATTAATTTTGATCTATCCATTACAGGCTCCTAGAAAGGTATGTCGCCATCATAAGCAACATCAGCTTTAGGCGCTGCTTGTCTTGGTGCTGCACCTTCTTTTCTACCGCCTACCAAGTCAATAATATTGGCGTTCAACTCCATGCTGGTTTTAGTCGTGCCGTCTTTCGCTTGGTACTCATTGGTGTGTAATTCACCCGAAATATTGACTTGCTGGCCTTTCAATAAATAGTCTTTCAGGTTGCCTTCGGCACGTTTACCGAACAATGCCACACGGATAAACATGGTGGTTTGCTTATCCCCAAAACCCTGATTATTAGCGACATTAACCGTTAAAACTGCACCACCACTGGGCAAATAGCGAACCTCACAATCTCTGGTGACTGTGCATACTGCTGTAAATACGTTTGAAATAAATTACTCCTTATATAGTGCAAGATGAATGAAGCTCTCTTTTTGCATTTATATATGCAATAGAGGCTTCTTCAGGATTTGTAAATAAACCAAGTGACACTCTCTTTCTGTTGGTCATAATGGTTGATCTATATTTACCTGTTTCTTTATGAAGGAATACTCCTAGATACCCCGTTTTATTATTAGAACTAGCTTTTCTAATATTTTGAGAGTTTTCGATTCTAGTTACATCCCTTAAATTATTGATTTTATTATTTAAGCTATCCCCATCAATATGATCTATTTCATTTTTTGGAAACTCACCAAATGAATATAACCAAGCTAATCTATGTGATAAATAACGCACGTTATCTATACTCATTACCCGATAATACTTATCACTTCTTCTTTTAGCTAAACTCCCACACTCAATTCCTCCAATCGGCCTACCTCTGGCATTTATTCCTTTTTGGCCTGTAAATACCCCTGAATCAGGATCATAACTTACAAGATATTTAAGCCTTTCAAGAGTAAGTTCATTACTCATACTATTCTCTCAGTTATAAAATTCATTTTGTTATACAAAGCGCGGCACTTAACAACATCTTGCTTGTTGTATTCGGCTATTTCTTCAATACGTCCATCTAGCCAGTAGTCATAAACTTTCGAGCCGTCAATGTCACCTTTCCCCTCGAAGCCAAAAGCCTTGCTAAGTGCGTCTAGGCTACCAATACCGGAGCTTTGACCTAAGCCAGTCCACTCAATCTTAGTGTCATAGACTTTGCTATCCCAAGGTTTAGCGTCATACGGAATATGAACGGATGGCCTCACGCCTAACATAACGCAGCGTTGCCAGATGAACCGCAAGTCGAAGCCTGTAATGTAATGCCCTGACCAAGTAGAGATGTGGGCCTTTTGTCCGTACTTGTCCGTCAACTCGTTAATATCGACAAAGAACGCGCGTAACAAGCCAGCCTCATTATCATCATAACGATAATTAACATTAACCTCGCCATCATCAAGTGCCCACGCTATCGAGATGATCTCGCCCAATGCGCCATCAAAGGACTGTTTACGGTGCTGTTCATTGGCGGCATCATCGGCTTTTTCCGCGTACCATTTATCAATCGTGGCTTGCACTGACATAGTTGCAGGCGGTTTAATACTTTCGCGGATAGCCTCGACAACCCCTTTCTTTTGGCTAGGGATGGATTCAATATCAATATGAAGGATGCTCATGCTGCCACCTCGGTTAATTTAGATTTCATTTCGTCCTTAATCTCAACAAAATTAGGTTGCATGGGCTTGGGTATCATTTGCCAAGCAGATCCCAGTTGGGTAACATTCTTTGCCGTTTCCAGCAAGGCTTTATAGTCCGGCTGTTTTTCTTGTCCGGTTGTTGCGTCTAAAGCGTCATGCTCGACAATCTCAAGCGCTGATTGCCACAAGTAACGCCTTTGGTAAGTTTGCACAGCGCCTAAGTTTTGCACGTCATGACAACCCTTTAAAGCCGCTGAGGACATGGGCGAAGTAATGGTTATCTTGCCGTCACCTTCATGTTCAAAGATGTTCAACTCGGCCAATTCGATACCAAACGACACAATGCCCGTTAAGCCAACGTCATTAAAAATGGCTTGAATCTGTGGCAAGTAATCGCCTAATTCAAAATAGGAATATTTAGCAAAAGCATTAACACCGGATTTATTAAGTGGCGTAGCTTGCAAGCGTATTCGTGCTTCTTGCAATTTCTTATAAATAGTCATCATAAACCTCTGTATAATGGGCGCTAGATTCAGCCATCGCATAAAGATTGCCGTATCTAGCCAAGTAAAATTGGTTGTTTATCCGTCTTGCTGGCTTGTTCCGTCTAAAGTCATAGTCAGCAAGATTTTCAAATAAAAACTTAATCATGTAAGCACCTCCTCGATCAAACAATCATCAGTCAAGAAGAAAACAACTTCGTTAGTCTCGCCCGTTTTATCAACTCCAGTCACACGCATTAACCGGATCATTTTATCGTTGGGCAGAAAAAGGTTTTCTTGTTTGAAAGCCAGATTCTCGACATAGTGAACACTCATAGATGTAGCCATTATTCACCCCCAAAAGAATCAACAAGCGACATTGGCGAGATCGGCATACAGTCACCATCAGCCTTGGCTTGGGTATTAACCAAGTAAAGCGACATGAGTAAAACAAAGCCAACAAGCATGACGATCAGGAACTTGCTATCAGATTCAGGTTCGTAGTGGAACTCCTCGTATTCTTCAACAACCGGAAGAAATACCTTTTTCGCTTCACTCTTAATGAAGTCTTGTCTTTCTTTACTTGCGTAATCGTACTTAATCATTTTGTACCCCTTAAAATTATTATTGTTTCGGCTTCACACCGTTTCGGACATTACACGCAAGAGAAGTGCGTTTAGTTGTCTAAGCTGTATTCATAAGACTGCCTACCAAGCGTCAAGTCTCTCAAAAAAATCCGCGAGATAGACAGTCTTATAAACCCTCAAAAAAAGCCCCGTATCGCTACGGAGCAGGTGAGGTAACAACATGGACGTTGTATAAATAGCACTCGTTAAAATGCTATTTGTACAAAGAGCGTTGCTGCTAAGGTCTATCGCTATCAGGCGGCCTTGCAATCCTTCTACGGGGATTTTCCGTTTCGTTGGATGTTATTATCCACCATTAGGGGATTAATGCAAGCACTGATAGTGGATATTTCAAACAAAATAACGCCTAAAACCATAAGTGATTGATTAATGACGGGATTTATTTTTCGATAGGCAATAAAAAGCCTCGGTTAAGAGGCTTAGGCGGGGATTGGGGTGGGTTATTTTAAAAAGAAAGAGTATAAAAACTTGTTTCACCATTATAAATAAATACACATCCTTCTAAAATATCTCTACCAAGCAGCCCATCTATACCTTGATGAACAAAGTTTGATTCAATAACAGGGATATTGTGAAAATGTCTATTAATATGTGGGTGAGGTATAGATAAACATACATCAAATTGGCTACATTGGTGATTTGAACCTGAGTTAGTAGATGGAGTATGGATAGTTGTAAATCCACTAGGGACTATATTTAAACTGTCGATAACCCAAGGATCAATGCAAGTACATGAAGCCCCTGTATCAATTAATAATTTACATGTTACAGGCGGTGAAACAGGCATTCCCAATGATAATAATAAGTCTCGCCTTGGTATTGAAACTCCAATACTTATTTCTATTATTGGGCCGCCAAAGGTGATCTGAGAATTTACGCTAGGCATGAATTATTTAGGTCTCTACTAAAATAAGACACGTTTTCATCAGATAATATTTTTTTAACTAAAAATCTCTTATCTATGCCGCATTTTTCATAACCAATTTTTAAAGCATCTTCATAAGCGACATAAACACCAAGCAAATCGTCTCCATTTATTACGACAAATTTACCTTCATCGGAAAGTAATGTCTTGAATAATCTATTATATGTGGCTATTTCTTTTTCTAAATCATTCATAATTGTACTCCACATGCAGGGCGCATAGGCATTGTTTCGTTAAAAATTAGATTGGTTTTATGATTAATAAGGACAGTTAATTTAATGTAGTAATATTCAATCCATGACGATAATGGAGCGCTTCTATTAATTAATTGAGCGCCATATTCTTTATCTTCCAAAGCCTCTTTCACATAATAATATATTTGTTCTTCCAGTTTTTTCTTTGCTTCAGAGAATGAGGAGGCTTGAGCAGCTAAGGTAAAATCAACACAAATAGCTATCCACAAGCCTTCTTCTTGTTTTGCAAAGCATCTAATGACTAATTGATTTGGTCTCATATTCTCTCCAAAGCTACGGCTGTTAATCAGCTCTTGTACTTAGTATAACTTAACTAGGGCAGCAACAATACCAATGGCGACTACCATCATGCTGCCTATTTTTATCGTTAAGCGCTGCTCAAGCTGCACCAAATCCACTTTAGTTGCTAACTCTGTTTGTGCTTCTACTAAGCCACGAACGATAGCACGAGCTTGGTCATGAGGAAGTCCAGAAGATTTTAAATCTTCAACCAGTCTGTCAGTATCAAAACTTATTGTTGTCATAGCGTCCTCGTTTCATCTCTTATCAGTATAACTTATTTCTTCTTATCATTCTGCGGGGTGTTTATTACATTCAGATAGGTGTGATCCCAACGCCCATCCTCATAACCGCTTACTTTGATCGTTCGTGATCTTGCCAATCGTGCTGTACTGCTTCAATAAATTCCTTACTTGCCGGCCCGTCACTCTGCCGCCTACGGTACGAGGCCAGAGGGTCAGGCAGGTTGGCGGGGGGGCCGCCCCCCCCCCCCCCCCGCGGGGGGGGGGGGGGGGGGGGGGGGGGGGGGTGTGGGGGGGGGGGGGGGGGGGGGGGGGG